TCAAACAATAGTTTACGATGACCTGGCTGACATTGAAAAGCACAATAACGAATTACACCCATTACAAAAGACTTATCCAGGCATGACCCGTAAGCAAGTTTTAATGAGTCAGATTAACCCAACACTACAACCGATTGATCATTTCCATTTATACAAATTCATTGGCAACGAAACACCAACATCAATTTACCATAACGATTACGTTCCGGTATCCAACGATACATTTGAATTAAAAGACTTCAATAACCTGAAAAAACTGAAATCGAATGACCGGAGTGTAACAGCCTACTGGCTTCCAAACGAGGAAGGATCAATAAACGAGGTTTATTTATGGCAGGGCGATACTTTCATTGGTGAAGCGATTAACCGATCGAATACAAGCTATAACGAATGTGCCATTGAACGTACCGATGTGGATAACGAAAACATGCTTCACCAAAACAAGCGGTTAGCCAAGTTTGATAAGTTTGTGAAAGAACAGAAAGCGGATATACCAAAGATCGGAAGCCTGGCGATATCACGTGCAGAAACTTATGAAGCTGTTGAAATAATGGAAACAGTACAGCCACAAGGTTATGAAACTGATGATGATTTGACAGTTAATGACTGGGCTAAGTTTGCAAAGAACTCACTATAATAATTTTTAAAACACCAATATCATGATTACAGAAGAATTAAAACAACGAATAGTAGCAAGTTTGGCAGAAAGCCGCCAACTGTTTGATGGATCAGATGCAAAGTATGCCATAAGTCTAGCGATTAACAGCGCACAGTATAACAGGATCAAGAATGGTGATACCACTAAGGTGTTGAGTGATGCAGTTTGGATCTCGTTGGCACGTCGCCAGGGAATATCAGTTAATAATGCCCCTGAATGGAAAATAGCCAACACACCCGTATTCCAGTTTATCACGGCACAATTGGAAATATGCCAAAATGAAGGTGTGAGTTCATTGCTTTGCGATTTATCGGATATCGGAAAAACAGTAGCAGCTAAATACTATGCCAAAAATCATAAAAATGCTGTATATGTTGATTGCTCTCAGGTGAAATCAAAACAAAGGATGATACGCTATATAGCAAAAGAGTTTGGGGTTGGGAACAGCGGTAAATACGTTGATGTGTATGATGATTTGGTGTTTTATCTGAAAACACTTCCCAACCCTCTCATTATTCTTGATGAAGCCGGCGACCTACAATATGAGGCTTTCCTTGAAATAAAAGCACTTTGGAATGCTACTGAATATAACTGCGGACACTACATGATCGGTGCTGAAGGATTACAGGAAAAGGTTCGCCGGTCAATTGATCATAAAAAAGTGGGATATACTGAGTTGTTTAGCCGGTTTGGTAAAAAGTATGGTAGTGTATTTATGAAACCAAACGCAAATGGTGAGTTTGTTCCAATGGATTCAGCAGAAAAACTGGCAACACTGATGACTACTGCCTCCATGATAGCAAAAGCGAATGCACGTGAAAATATGGATGTAAATAAAATAGTACGACAAACAATTGGCGATGATGACCGTCCAAGTTTGCGTCGGATCAGAACCAAAATCACAACTGCAGAGTAAGATGCGGAGGGCTTATTCAGTTGATAACGTTCTTAACGCAAAATTCAAAACGCTAGATTTTACAGGTGAGTGGGCGGATGCCGTAGGAAGTCCTGAGTTACGAGGTAGTTGGATTGTAGTTGGATACATTAAGAACGGAAAAACAAGTTTTACCATGAAGTTGTGCAAATATCTAACCCGCTTTCAACATGTATTGTACGTCGCTACTGAGGAGGGTTTGAGCCTTTCGATACAAGCGGCCTACCTACGAAATAAAATGAAAGAAGTGGCAGGAAAATTTACACTGATTGAGGAGGAAAGTGTGGAAGAACTGATTGATCGGCTCAAAAGACATAAGTCGCCTAATATAGTGGTAATAGACACCGTGCAATGGTGGGACTTGACAATGAAAGATTACAGGAGATTGAAAAAGGAGTTTCCCAATAAGCTTTTTATCTATGTCAGTCACACGGATGCAAATAGAAAAGATCCGGACGGGGTAACAGCAAAAAAGATACTTCGGGATGCAAACATATCATGGAGAATTGAGGGCTTTAAATCATTTCCTACCGGTAGATATGGTGGAGGTGAACCGATAGTTATTTCGGAACAATTAGCCGATGCATATTGGGGTTTAAATAAGAAAACGGATAATAAATAAAACACAACGGAAATTATGAAAGCAACATTAACACCAACTGACAAGCGAAAGAACGGATTGATTAAGAAGTATCACGTGCTTGTCCGCGATGCTAAGATAAGCGATGAGGACAAATTAGTCCTGTTGTCGAACTGGAAAGTAACCAGTTCAAAGGATATGACTGTTGATCAACTTGAACAAGTATGCGAGTTCCTGCAACACATGACAGATCCTGAACAGGCTGAGTTGGAAAAGTGGCGTGATTGGGTACGTACCTGCGTAAAATCATACGGGAAAGTAATGGGAGCTAATTACAGCGACGAATATGCTGAAGGGATTGTATGTGTTGCCACTAAGATTGACAATTTCAATGCTATTTCTAAAAAACGTTTGCAGGGTATTTATAACCAATTTAAGAAAAGCAAGAACGATGCTATGTTGGCCAAGGAAATAATTATTGATGACATAAAGGCATTTGCAGCATTAAACTAATACTAACAAATTATACTAATTAAAACGAATTACACGAATGGAAAAACAAAACAAAATTGATGAGTTAACGGAATGGCTCGAAACTCACGAAATTGATGATCCGGATTACGCGGATAAGTTTTCAGAACTTCAACGATTGGAGGAAGATTATGAGCAAGAACAGGATTAACCCAAGTGTCGGCGGATACTTTAAGCATGAAGGCCGAATTTATCAGGCAAAAAAAGCTACCGAATTAGGTAAGTGTTATGAATGTTGTTTTCATAAACTTTTTGGTAATCATTATGAATGTTGGGCACCACCGGTTAACTGCGCGGGAAAGATTTTTGAAGATGTGACTGATACAGTAGACGTGGAACTGGTAGATGATAAAAAGTATAATCCGTTAGCTGTTTTGAGCGTATTGCTTACCGGGACAGTAATATTTTGGTTTATGATTTATAAATTAATAATAAAATTTTTAATATGACACAGACAAATAAAAATCAGTTTTGGACTGATGAGAGCGGGACTCAAATACCCTACAAGCGAATAACAAAGTCAGAGAGGCTGATGGAGGTTAATTCTGATAAGTTAGTAAAAAGAGCAAAAATGATTAATGAAAAATTAATCGCTTTTAAAAAGGAAATCAGAATTCTATGTGAGGAATGTGAGATCGCATTCCTGGAAGAAAATAAATTGAACCGGGACAATTACAAAGGTAACTATACATGGTTTAATTTCGACAGATCGGTTAAAGTTGAAAGATCAATCAATGAAGCTTTGCAGTACGATGATCAAACCATTATGGCCGCTAAAGAGATTCTGCATGAGTTCTTATCTGATAGCCTTGATTCATCAAAGGATTTCGTAAAAGAAATGATTCTAACAGCATTTGAGAATAAGAATGGTAAACTGGACCCGAAAAAGATAACCCCGCTTACAAGGCACGAAAAAAGGGTAAATGACCCTCGTTTTACAGAAGCTTGTAATCTGATTAAAAAAGCCGAACGCCGTCCTGATTCAAAAACATACTTCCGTGTATGGGTTAAAAATGTAGCCGGGGCTTATGAAAGTATTGAATTGAATTTTTCTAATATTTAATAATAATCAGTCCCGCACACACGGGACATAAACAAAAACAACATGCATAATTGGTTTGAGACAAAAATCAGGTACGAGAAAACCGCTGAAGAGGGTAAAATCGTAAAAGTAAGTGAAACGTATTTAGTGGATGCCTTGTCATTCACAGAGACAGAGGCAAGGATTATAAAAGAAATGACGCCTTTTATTAGTGGAGAATTCACAGTTGCAACAATTCGTAGGGCTAAAATCAATGAAATATTCTTTGATGAAAATGGTGAAAAATGGTACAAAGCGAAATTGTATTTCATAGCACTTGACGAAGATAAAGGAATTGAAAAGAAAACGGCAACTACTATGTTAGTTCAAGCAAATGATACGAAGGAAGCCAACGAAGGAATAGTAAAAGGCATGAAAGGGTCTATGGCTAATTACGAAATCGCTTCAGTTACGGAAACACAAATCTTAGACGTATACTTATTCGATGCCGTCGGTTAAGGAACTTCAAAGGATGGCTATGAAAAAGCAGCCGCCGGAAAATAGGATTGAATATCTGGCGGCTCTTTTTTCACTACTGATTGTTTGTGACAATTACATATTGACAAAGAAAGATAATGGCATTAAACTAATTGTCTATAAAAATATACTGAGTCAGGAATTTAATGTTCCAAACGAATTTGATCTTACACAGCCATTAGGTGATTGGCTTGTATCACTACCAAAAGGAATATGGGAAGAAAAATAACAAACACTTAAAATTTTATGGAAACATTAGAAAATATAAAAATTTCAAGAAGCAATGCCCGAAAGCTATATAGCACTATGCCGGAATTCAAGTCAGCACTTGAAGATACATTTGGAAAAGCATTTTTCTCTAGTTCAATCATTGATCGTATTAAATCTTATGAAGATGCTTGTGCGGAACTGGGAGAAGAACCATTGAACGAAAGCGAAATGATTAAGTCAGGATTTACTCAGGATGAAATTGATTACAGGAAGCTTAAAACAATCACTAAAGCTTACAATGAAGGTTGGGTTGCTGATTATAACAACCCTGATCAAAAGAAATGGTGTCCCTGGTTCAACTTTTCCCCTTCGGGTGTCCGTTTCGACGGTTCGGTTTACTACTATTCGAATGCGGGTGCGGGTCTCGCGGCTCGCCTTTGCTTAAAAAGCGAGGAATTATCGAACGCGGCTGGTAAAGATCACACAGAATTATATGCAAAATTTATAAACTAAGATTATATGAAATTAAGTAAGAAAATAGAAAAAGCCTTTAAAGATGCCTGCAAAAAAATAGGAAGGCCGGAAAGTATTGATTTGTCAGGAATGCCAGAAGATATGAGAGATCAGGCAATGGCTCAGTACATGTTAATGGTAATTACTGAAGCTAAAAACGAAGGTTGGAAAGCAGACTGGACTAACTCAGATCAAAGGAAATGGTTCCCATATTTCTGGTTTTCCCCTTCGGGTGTCCGTTTCGACGATTCGGCTTACTGCGATTCGAGTGCGGATGCGGGTCGCGCGGCTCGCCTTTGCTTCAAAGATGAAGCGACATCGAACGCGGCTGGAACTGAATTAACAGAGCTATACGAAATAGCTCTTAACGGATAATAAATAGTAAGGTTGTTCATTTTTGGGGTTTTCCCCTTCGGGTGTCCGTTTCAACAATTCGAATTACAACAATTCGAATGCGAATGCAGGTCACACGGCTCGCAATTGTTTTTCAAAAAAAATGAAGACCTTGCCACTAGGCAAAAAATAACTAATTCAAAAAAGTGTTAGTATTCGTCAGCTGACGAAGAAAACTCTAATAAGAAAGCAAAGGATATGAAACGAATAAATAATTTATTTGAAAAGATAGTCACAAAAGACAATTTGTTGCTTGCTTATCAGAAAGCAAGAAAAGGCAAATCAGGACAATATGGTGTCAGGATTTTTGAAAAAAATGTTGAAAAGAACATTGATCAGATATATGACAAATTGATGTCGGGTACATATCGAACTTCTGAATACAGCATATTTAGAATTTATGAACCAAAGGAGCGGGAAATTTTCAGACTTCCATTTAAAGACCGGATCGTACATCATGCCATCATGAATATTTTAGAATCAATTTGGGTATCAGTCTTTATATCGCATAGTTATTCTTGTATTAAAGGCAAAGGTATCCATGCAGTTTTAAAAGCGATTAAACACGATTTAAATGACGTTGAAAACACACAGTATTGTTTGAAACTTGATATAAAAAAGTTCTATCCGAGCATTGATCATGATATTCTAAAAAGTATTATTCGAAAGAAAATAAAGGATACCCGGCTTTTGAAATTACTTGATGAAATAATTGATTCAGTAGAAGGGGTTCCAATCGGTAACTATTTATCTCAATTTTTCGCAAACTTGTATTTA